CTTTTCTTCACACATGGGCGAAAATAAAGTTTCAAATTTTAACGTATATTTGTAAATATGAAAGGGAGACCACGCAAACCCGTTGATTTAAAAAAAATCGAGGGGACTTTTCGCGCCGACCGAAGTCTTGAGCAGCCGATGATTGTCGAGCTGAGTGTTGGAGTTCCACAACCACCCGCTCACCTAAATGAATTGGGCTTTGAGTATTGGGATATAACTTGCAAGGAGTTGAAAAATAATAACCTACTGGCTGGCGCTGATCTCGGATTGGTTGCCGGGTACTGCAACGAGTTGGGTTTGTATAAAAAAGCCTGCGAGATAAACAACAAAGAGGGCGAGGTTGTTGTTAATAGATTTGGCGAGCGTGTTGTTTCGCCGTGGTATGATGTGCGAAGCAAAGCATTGAAGCAAGCCACGCAGATGGGGCAACTATTTGGAATCACACCAAGCGCCCGGGCAAGAATTGAAACGGGCAACGTTAAGCCAGCGAGTAAATTAGAACTATTAAGAAAACCAAAAACCGCATAACATGAAAAAGACAGTTAACAAAGCAACGCACAAAGCCGCCTTTGAAACGGCGCACGTTGAATACCAGGGGCGCGAGTACAGGATTGAAGAGCGAGGCCACCAATTTGTGATCACCATGGACCAAGGCAGCGGATTCCGTGAGTGTGGCAAGTTTGGTTTGTGGGATGAGGCGTTTGTGTATCGCAACTTGAAACTAGCTGAAGAGGCAAAGGCCATTTTTGAAAGCCAGTGCAAAAAGTTGAAAAGTATATAAGCGATGTGCAATCTGGCGCGGTGCCAGTTTGTGAACACGTGCGCAATGCCGTGGCTCGTTATGTGGCGGATTGTGCAGCGGGTTGGGGATTCTCTGATACCTACGCTTTGCATGCCATTGAATTTATTGAGCAGCTCGAGCATAGCACGGGCGAATATGCTGGCAAGCCGTTTGAGTTGGAGCCATGGCAGGCTTTTATAATTTGGAATCTGTTTGGGTTTCTAAACGAGGACGGATCGCGTAGGTTTACGCGGGCTTATGTTGAAGTGCCACGCAAAAATGGTAAATCGACATTTAGCAGTGCGATTATGCTTTACGGGCTTATTGCGGATGATGAATCTGCGGCGCAGGTTTACAGCGCGGCCACAAAGTTGGACCAGGCCATGATGGTTTTTGGCGAGTCGGTCAGGGTTTGCCAAAATCTGCCCTGGTTGAATGAAGCGCTCACCGTTAACAATTCTGTAAACAATCGGCGCATCCTATACGGGCAATCAATATATAAGCCGCTCGAATGGAATCCAGGCAAGCAGGACGGACTCAATGCGCACTTTTGTTGCATTGATGAATATCACGCCCATCCAAATGATGAGCTCTACAACGTAATCAGAAACTCAATGGGGGCAAGGCGGCAGCCGTTGCTGTTTACAATCACGACGGCGGGCTTTAATCGTGAGGCACCCTGTTACAAGCACCGGCAGTACTGCGCAGGCGTGTTGAGTGGTAACATAAAAGACGATGCTTTGTTTTCGGTGATCTATACATTGGATGAGGGCGATGATTGGACGGACCCCGCAGTATGGGCCAAGGCAAATCCAAACTGGGGTATTTCAGTGAACCCGCGCCAACTTGAGCAAGGATTGACCGAGGCCAAGGAGTTCGTGCACAAAGAAGTTGAATTTAAAACCAAACTGCTCAACGTGTGGACTGATACGGCAATGACTTGGATTTCAGACAGCGATTGGAAAGCGTGCGATGGGATGGACGAGCTAGAAGGCGAGTTGTGCTATGGCGGATTGGATTTGGCGTCGACGGGTGACTTTTGCGCATTCAGTTTATACTTCCCAGAATTTCACGCAATTCGCTCATGGTATTGGCTACCAGTTGAGACAGCCTATAAACGCAAGGACGCCGCAGGGCAATCAATCAGACAGTGGGCAGCCGATGGGCACATTGAGTTAACGGACGGAAACGTAACTGATTACGCTTTTATTAAGGCGCGGGTTATTCAATTGGCGCAGCAGTACGACATTAAAGACATTGCATTCGACCGCTTCAACTCTTCGCAGTTGGTGATTGAGCTACAAAACGAAGGCTTGCAAATGTTCCCGTTCGGCCAGGGCTTTGTATCAATGTCGGCACCTACCAAAGAATTGGAACGATTGACAAAGGACAAACAATTAAGGCACGCGGGCAATCCCGTTACTCGTTGGATGATGGGCAATATAATGCTGCGCACAGATCCTGCGGGTAATATTAAAATAGACAAAGCCAAGTCTGGCGATAAAGTCGATGGGCCTGTTTCGATAGTTATGGCGTTGGGCACTTGCATGCAGGATGCCGCCAAAGAAAAGGAATCTGATTTTTGGTTTGTAAGCTTATGAAATTTTTGGATGACTACATGCAGGAATATTACAACAACCTACCGAAATATCGGACCTATGAGGATGCCTACAACGCAACCGAGGAAAAGTATTTCGGCAAGTTTGGCGTGCGTCGGTACAAAAACTACGATGTATTCAGGGCGGCGCTCAGCAGGTGGTTGGCCCAGGGGCGTAATAAGTAATTTGTTAACGTGAGTAATTTAGGGCAGTTGTAATTTGCGGGCGATGAATCTAAAATTCTGGCAGCCAAAAAGAGCGGAGAAGCGCAGCAGCTTATCGCAGCCAACTGATTGGCTAGTGAATACTTTACAAAATGTTTTCGGATATCAAACAAAAAGCGGTCAGGCGGTTAATGATCGCACGGCGTTATCTATTGCGTCGGTGCACGCGTGCGTTAGAGTTATTGCAGACGGTATTGCGGGGCTATCTTTAAAACTATATAAAGATGATGGCACCAATCGCGAGCAGGTTGTAATCCATTACGCTACGGCATTGGTAAACGAGCCGAACCCATACCAAACGAAATACGATTTCACCAAATACATGGTGAGCCACTTGGCGCTAAAGGGTAACGCCTACGCTTTTATTAATCGCGACAGCAGATATTTGGGCATTGAGTTGCATCCGATTGCACCTGATTACGTGCAGCCAATCATGCAGGACGGGCAACTGTTCTACAAAGTGAATCGCAAGGGCTTCCCTGGCATGATTCCAGCGGCCGACATGTTGCATTTTAAAGGGCTTTGCGGTGATGATCCGCTTGTGGGTTTGTCCCCCATCGTGGTTCACGCCGAAACCTTGGGCATTGATTTGGCAGCAATCAGCCAAAGCGCGGGCGTCTACAAAAATGGAGTATTGAAATTTTTGTTAACATCCGATGCGCAGATTAAACCCGAGCAGGCAGTGCCATTAAAGAAATCACTTGATGATGTAATTGATGGAGCAAGCCGTAGTACTGTGCTACCCAACGGCATCAAGATGGAAAAGTTGAGCCTGTCGCCAGAAGAGGCGCAGTATTTAGAAACCCGCAAATTTTCGGCTGAGGAAATCGCCCGCATTTTTGGGGTGCCCGCTTCCATGATCGGCGCAAAGGATGGCATCAAGTCTAGCGTCGAGCAGGAGTATCAAGATTTTTACGCACGTACTTTGGCATCCTATGCGATTAACATCGAGCAGGAAATGGCCCGCAAGCTGTTAACAGAAAATGATAAGTTGACTTATTACTTTAAATTTAACTTTAATTCGCTGTTGAGAGCCTCCGCCAATGAGCGCGCTGATTACTATAACAAAGGCATTCGCGGCGGTTGGCTTTCACGTAATGAGGCCCGCATGTTTGAGGACGCAAACGGATTTAATGGAGGCGATGAATATTTAATCGAATCCAATTTAATGCCGTCGAGCAAAATCGATGAATACATGGACGCCAAGATTGCGCAACTAATGAGCACCGCCGACAAAAACAACAACCCAGAGGGAACTAATAACACAGAAGTAATCTAATGAAACAAGAAAGGCGCACATTTACGGGCACTGTTCACACCAGAGAGGACGGCGAAGGCATGCCAAAAGAAATTGGCGGCATTGCTGCTGTCATTAATTCCGCTACGGATCTCGGATATTTTGAGGAGGTTATTATGCCGGGGGCGTTTGACAATGCTCTGTCAAAAGATTACGACATTCGTTGTTTGTTCAACCACGAAGCCGAGTTAATTTTGGGCCGCACAAAAGCAAACACCTGCAAAGTATTTGTAAATGGCGACGGTAATCTTGAATATACCTGGGTGCCAGATTATGAGAATCCAACACATATGAGCGTTGTGCGTTCTATTATGCGCGGCGATATCACGCAAAGTTCATTTGCCTTCACGATCAAAGAACAAATGTGGAGCGAGTCGGAAAAATACGGATCTATGGGCAAGCGCACAATAAAAGTAATTGAGGATTTGTATGATGTTAGCCCTGTAACTTATCCCGCTTATGCCGATACTGAAGCCGACGCCCGTAGCATTGTTGCTATGCGTGATCAGGAACAAGAAATCGAAGAGGCCAAAAGAAGCCAAGCCTCTGCCGATGTTATTAAATTGGCTTTATTAAGATACCAAAACCTTTAAACAAAAAACAAAATCATGAATAAAATTAAAGCATTGAAAGAAGAGCGTGGACGTTTGCTCGGCGAATTGTCTACCTTGCAAACCACAATCGAAAAAGAAGCCCGTTCTATGGCTGATTCTGAAACCAATCGCTTGGCTGAAATCGAGGCTCGTTTGGGCGCGATCAAAGCTGAGGTTGAAACCTTGGAGAAATTGCAAAACTTGGCTGCACAAGCTGCCGGTCATTCTGCAAGCCGTGGTGAGGAAAAAGAAAAAGAAAGCATGGCTAAAGATTACAGCTTTAAGCGTGCAATCAATTTGGCTACCACTGGACGCCGCGAAGGTGTTGAAGGTGAATTTTCTCAAATTGGTGCTGAAGAGTTCCAGCGTTCTGGTGTAAGCGTAAGCGCTCACTCTGTAAAAATCCCTTCTGAAGTTTTCAAACGTGATATGACTGCTACTGGCGGTACTTCTGGTTCTGAAGGTGGTGTAAACGTTCAAACTTCTGTTGGTTCTATCATCGATGTATTGTTGCCTCGCACCGTATTGCGCGGTTTGGGTGTACAGCAGTTGTCTGGATTGGTTGGTAACTTGGATATGCCAACAGCTTCTACCGTTCCTAGCGCTGGTTGGAACACTGAAAACGGTTCAGCTTCTGAAAAGAGCCCCGCATTCAGCAAAATCACTTTCAGCCCTAAGCGTTTGGCCGCTTACATTCAGGTATCAAACCAGTTGATGTTGCAATCTAGCAACTCAATCGACGCTTACGTGCGTAACTGGTTGTTGAATGCAATGGCTCAATCTTTGGAAACTGCTGCCATCAAAGGTGGTGGATCTAACGAGCCTACTGGTATCATTGCCAATAGCAACGTTAACGTAACTTTTGCAGGTGGTGCATCTTCTAACAGCACAAACGCTAACGGTATCGCTCCAGTATGGGCCGACGTTGTTAACTTGATGAAGGCTGTAGAAAACGCAAACGGTGAGGGTGTTGCTTACTTGACCAACCCTAAAGTAAAAGCCGCTTTGCAAACTATCCCCCGCCAAGCTTCTGGTGTTGAAGGTAACTTCATTTGGGCAAGCGGTGGCGCTGAATTGAACGGTTACAACGTAGCCACTTCAACTTTGGTTCCTTCTAACTTGTCTAAGGGTACTAGCTCAACTTTGTCTGCAATGATCTTCGGTGACTTCTCCAAGCTCGCTCTGGCTTCATGGGGTGGTGGCATGGAATTAGTGGTAGATCCATTTAGTGGAGCAACCGCTGGCTTGACCAACGTTATCCTTAACTCTTACATGGATGTAAACTTGTTGCAGCCTACTGCATTCGCAGTTTGTAAGGACATCGTAGCCTAATAATCTGCCCGCTTGGGGGCGTAAAAGTTCCAAGTGCCGGGGGTGATCTTGACTGCATCACCCCTGGGCCAATATGAAAGTGAGATTTACAGCAAACCCTACAGGGCAATTTAATTTAAGTTACAACGTAGGCGAGGAAGTAATAATGGAAACCAAGCAGGCCATGCTCTTAATTGAGGCGGGCGTTGCTGAAGAGATTGCAGTATTGACGCCAGCCAAGCCTAGCAAAAAGGCAAAGCCAGTAAACCCTGAAACCGAATTAGACGCCGAATAAAATGTTTGTCAGCCGTAGATATACCGCCTTCGCAAATGCCGCTACTGACTACCTCAGTTTGGCAGATGCAAAAACCCATTTAAGGGTTACAAGTTCCTCAGATGATACTTACATTTCGGGGCTTATCTCTATGGCAATTGATGCCTGCAGTAATTATTTGGGCTACTCGATTCGCAAAGGGACGGCAAAGTATGGCTTCGACTCATTTACAGGCATGCCTGCGCTCGTGAATCCCGTGAATGGCCTCAATATACCTTCGGGAAATTATCTGCGCTTAAACACGCGCTGCTTGGCTATTAACTCCGTGAGCTATGTAAACGACTCGCAGGCGGTTGTTGCTTTTGATTCTGGCGATTGGTTGGTTTCGCCTGATCCGATGGGCGGATATTCTCGAAATATCTTTTTTGAAGATACCCCATCCTCAATAACAGACGATGTTATTAAGTACATTGTTGAAATCTCTGAGGGTTTTAACCCTGTCGGCACTTCTTCTGTAGATCCTGATACAATTCTACCCGCCACGATTAAACACGCGGCGCTGTTGTTAGTTGCTCAGTACTACGACAATAGGCAGGCCATCATTGCGGGAAGTATTAACAGCGAAATGAATTTCGGCTTTCACTACCTACTCGATCCGTACAAAATCCAAATCATGATCTAATGAATGCGGGGTTAATGGATGTTTTGGTAAGCCTGCAAAGTTATACCGAAACCATAGATACAAACACAGGCGAGAAGCTGCAAACGTGGACCGAATATGCAACCGCATGGGCGCAGCGTGTTGAGCAGGAAAGTGGTGCGGAGAATGTAAACGCAGACAGGCGCGAACATAAGCAAATTGTGATGTATACCATTCGTTTCAATTCAGCGGTAGGCGTTAAGCACAGAGTTGTTGATGACAACGGAGCGCACAACATTGTTAACATAGCAAACCTGCAGCGGAATCTATATTTGAAACTACAAACCGAATTAACGCAATAATGGCAAACAAACGCGAGACAAAAATGGACGGCCTTGCTGAAATACTTTCAGCACTGGAAAAAATGGGCGTCGATGTCAAGTCTGAAAAATTGCAGAACATGATAAAAAAAGAGTCTCAGTGCATTATTGATACGGCTAAAAGTTTAGCGCCTGCCGATACAGGCAACATGCGAAACTCAATCGGCTTTATTACAAAGATGGATAAAGATAACAGAGAGCGCGTTTTGATTGGTTTAAATGGCAATTATTACAACCATTATTTGGGCGTGATGTTTGAGTATGGAACTGTTGCTCGTATACAAGAAAGTACTGGAAGGTACACGGGGCAACTTGGAACACAACGCGCATTTATGCGGCCCGCAATGGATCAAAATAGAAATCGTGTAATCGAAGGTATTAAAAAAGGCGTCGATCAAATCATCGCCGATTTAGCAAAGAAAAATAATCTAATATACAAATAACCATGGCAATCTCTGGACCAGTAAACGGCACGCTGATAAGCATCTATAAAGATGTTAGCGGAACCTTGACCAAAATCGCAAACGCGACATCTCATTCAATCGACATTTCTAAAGATATGATCGACGTAACTAACAAAGACAGCGCAGGCGCTAAAGAATTTATCGCTGGCGAATATGGCTACACTTTGAACGTTGAAGGTATTTTTGAAGAAGATGCATCTGTGAGCACAAGCGGTTTGTCTTTTAAAGATCTTTTGACCGACTTGTTAGCAGGTACTGCTGTAACTGTTGTAATGACTACCAACAGCAGCGGCGACCAAAAAATGACAGGATCGGCTTTCTTTAGCAGCTTATCATTGAGCGCACCTAACAACGACAAAGCAACCTTCACAGGCACCTTGCAGGGAACGGGCGCTTTGACTGTTGGCACTGTATCGCCTTAATACTTTTTGTCTTATCTTTGTGGCATGAGCCACATTATCATTGGGGGTGTTCAGCACCCCCTTTTGTTTAACATGAACAGCCTGCGCAACGTTATGCAGTTGGCTGGGATGGAGAATTTCGCAGATCTAAACCTGCAAAAAGACCTTGCCAAATCTATGGACTTCGCATTAAGTTGCGCGTTCTATGGGATTCTGGAAGGCTACGAAGCCGACGGCAAAAAAACGCCATACCCCACCATTCAAAAGTTGGGCGCATCTGTTAAAAGATTTACAGAGTTGAGCCCTGCACTTGATGGATTCACGCAGGCCGTTAGTGATTTCTTTAGCACTGAAGAGCCAGAGGGAAAGTAAAAGCCAAGGGCGACGGCGCACCGCTAACTTGGCGCAAGATTGAGCGCATCAGTTACGGCGAATTGAATCTAACTGAGCGGGAGTTTTGGAAATGCTCGCCACGTTTTTGGCGTTTGAAATTGGAGGGGATGCGTGAGGCGCAGACTCAAGAGTATAGAAACCAGTGGGAATTAATGCGCTGGGCCGTTGCTACTTCTATGGCCCCGCACCTAAAGAAACCCATAGAGCCGAAAAGGCTGTTAACATTTCCATGGGAAGAGCCCGAGTTTTTGTCCATTCACGAAGCCGTTAGGTTATATTCGCATGTCTTTGATAAGTTAACCCCAGACGCCAAGGCATGAGCGCACCCATAAAAATAGTATATAACATTTTAAGCAATGCGTCAGACCTCACGGCGTTGGTTTCCACTCGCTTAAATCCTTTGCGGATTCCGCAAGAGTCTGCATTCCCTGCAATTGCTTATAATTTAGTTAGCGTAATTGCAAGCCCTACCAATACAAGCCACTCACGCACAGACTTTGCTCGGGTGCAAGTTAGTAGTTTTGGCACCACGTTTGCCGATGCGATGGACACAGCCGCACAAGTTAGAGCCGCGTTTGAATCTGCTACCTTCCCAGATACTTTTAATGGGGTTTACTGCCAGGCGATTGAGTTCGATGGCGAAGTGCATTTGGTTGAGGATGAGGCAGGATTTGCGGGAATTTATCACGTTGCTCAGGACTTTATAATTAATTACATTTATGCCGCGCCAGTGCCATCTGGTGCTAGTTATTTGTTGCTCGAAGATGGCGCATATTTATTACAAGAAGATAGTTATAAAATAGAATTGTAAGCATGGCAAGGTCGTTAAATATAGTAATTGGCGCAAACATTGAGAAGCTCAGACAGGGCTTTAATGATGCGATATCAGTAATCAAAAAGGCGGGCGGTGAAATGTCTGCCGATGTTGCTAAGAGTGCAAAAAGCATTGAGGAGAAGCTGGCGAGCATTGCAACAAAAAACCCAACGATGAGCACTGTCAGACAGTTGACTCAGTTGGCAATGGAAGCCCGGGCATTGGGTCCAGAGTTTGCGGCTTCTGCAGATCAGTTTATAAAAGAAGCGGGTAGGATAAAGGACAGCATAGGCGATGCCAGGGCAGAGGTTGGGTATTTTGCAAGCGATACGCGCCGATTGGATGCAGTGTTAGGTGGAGTGCAGGCAGTTGCCGGGGCTTTTGGGGCCGTTGAGGGCGCACTTGCATTGGCAGGGGTTGAAAACGAGGATCTACAGAAAACAATGGTAAAGCTTCAGGGCGCCATTGCTTTAGTGAATGGAGTGCAAGCCATACAAAACGCATTGCAAGCCGAGAGCGCTGTGCGTATTGGGATAACTACGGCAGCCACTAAACTTTATACATTAGTAACGGGAGGCGCAACAGGGGCAACGCTTGCATTTAGAACTGCGTTGATGAGCATAGGGATTGGCGTTGCGATTGCAGGGATTGGCGCATTGATTGCCAACTTTGACAAATTAAAAAACGCAATTTTTCCCGCTGATGCCGCGCTGAAAGGTTTAAATAATACGCTCGACAAAACGATAGCAAAAAACGAGCGCGATATAAAAGTAATGGAGGCAAAGGGCAATAAATTAGGCGCCTTTGCTTTACAAGAACAGAATTTAAATTTAACGCTACAAAAAGCCCGCGCAAACTTTGGCAAAAATAATAAAGAGAACTGGGGCAAAATAATTGACGATACTAAAACGGCGTTAACCGTATTAAAAATACAAAGAGACAATTATAACGCAGCCGAGGCCGCCAAACAACAAGAGCATGAAGCCGATATTTTAAAGCAAAATCAAGATGCCTACAACAAGCGTCTAGAAAACTTTAGAAAGTATAAAGCACAAAGACAGTTAGAGGCGGAAAAGGCTAGGAATGAATTGAAGGCAACAGAAATTGAAACCGTTGCTAGTGGCCCACGCCAAGGAATCAAAACAATTGATCCCGCGCCTATTGATATTAAGGCACCGCAGAAACTTGAGCACACATTTACGCAAATCGATTATGCGATGCAAAACCAAATCGCAAAGCAGGAAGAGTATGAAGAGCGTTTTGCGAAATCAATGGAGGGCGTTAATCAGGCGTTTAATAGTTTGACCGCTGACGGGCTCGAAGCGTTTGGGGTATTGTTGGGCGATATTATGACGGGGCAAATCGGAAGCTTTCAAGATTTTGGCAAGAAATTACTGGGATCGGTTGCGGCATTCATGAAATCCTTTGGACAGGCATTGATTGCAACGGCTACAGCGTCAAAGGCTTTTAAAGAGTTGCTAATTAAAAACCCTGTGCTCGCAGCTGCTGCGGGTGTTGCCTTGGTTGCGGGCTCTGCGGTGATCACTAACATGCTAAACAAAGGCCCACAGGCTACAGCCTTTGCCGAGGGTGGTATTGTGAGCGGTCCGACTTTGGGATTGGTAGGTGAATATCCCGGGGCGAGTTCTAACCCTGAAGTTATCGCACCACTTGACAAACTTAAGGGGATGCTAAACACAAACGAGCAAAGCGGATTTGTTGCTAGCACCACAATACAGGGGCGAGATTTGGCGATAGTATTGGAACGATATAACAAAGATTCAAGAAGAGGATAATGGCAAGGAAATACTATGGTTCGTTTTATTCGGTTACGGGCAAACTGCACCGCGTTGAAATTTGGGATGCGCCGAGCGGTTCGGGATCAGGTGGCACAGAGTTAAAACTTGCGGGCGATGGCTACGAAATACAACGCGATGGTGAAGGCGATACATTTTATCAAAATGCTATCAGACCTTCACGCAGTACAAGTTATTGGGTCATGCCATCCAACACAGTACTGGGCGAGTTCAAAGCAATTGCCACAACATCAGAACAATTTTGGGCTGTGCTTATCTATCAAGATAACTCTTTGGTGCACGTCGGCCGAGTTCTTGCGGATCAAATGACATTCCAACGTGAGGCCATAGAAGCTAAGCCCATTATTTCTTTGGGCGCTGTGGATGGCTTAGAACTTCTGAGCGGTTACAAAGTACAAGCTTCGTGGTTTACCGATGGCAAAATAACAATCGCACAGTTATTTCGTAGGTGCCTAGATGAGTTGGCGCTTAAAGATTACTGGGTTGTTGCTAGTGCAAATACAGATTATTTTCGTGATGCTGTTGCGCCGTTTTCTTTGGATGCTACACGCAAAGGCATTGATCTTTTGCAGGTTGATGTAAATACTTTTGTAGACAATTACGACCAATTTAAAGACATCAAAGCTACCGACATTGCTGCTTTTCAATATGCTGAAAACAACATGATGGATTGCAAGGCAGCACTTGAGCAAGTTTGCGAAATTCTGCAGGCTCGATTCATCCTAGAAATCGGTAAGTATTGGCTAGTGAGCGCAACCGAATATCTAGATACAACCGTTGCCTATCGCCAATATAACTACACGCTTCAGTATATTGGAACGGGTACCTACACGCACACGGTAACGCTCGGCAACGATGTGCGCCCGCAATGGATAGCCAAGCCATCGCTAAGCTATCAGGCGGCCGCTAAATACGTGCAGATTGACACAGAGCGAATGCTTGCGGCCACGGCCTACAGGACTTATGCAAATCAATCAGACGCCTCATTTGCTAAAACATTTACAGGGGTGCCAACTGGTAGCACGCCAGATGCTGCGCCGTTAAGAATCCGATTTGCTATAAAATTTGGCAGGCATACATTTACCACCTCGCCAACGGGTCCAGAGGATAAGACAAAAGTACGAATAAAAATATATTTGAGAGATGGCGGCAGTGGTTACAGGGTATTAGATTTAAATACTTTGCTATGGGTCAGCGCTTCATCTGTTCCAGGTGCGACATTTGTAGAAGAGATTGCAAACGACTTTCAAAATAGTAACTGGACATCATTTGTATTTGATAAGCAAGTGAGCACACCGCCTGCAGGCTTTACTATTTTAGAAGTCGAAGTAATTCAAGTGCAAGCAATAAAACAAAAATTTAATATATTCGGAAACCCTAGCGCGTTAAATGAATTTGATAAACCATTTTGGGGATCTATACAGCTAGCATTCGCCGACGCTTCGCCATACCAAAACCCAGATTTTACTTTCAACATAACCGAAACCTACACGCCAGATACGGCCAACAGCGTAAACTCTACGCCGATAATTTTAGAGCCAAAGTATTACAGCAGCTCAAGCAAATACGCTATCGGAAATATAGACGCTTACAACTCAAGCAACCAGTGGGTAATTGCAGACGATTGGCGAGGGGGATGGGATAGCACAACACACGGCACGCCTACTGAAATGCTCGGCCAAGGCATTGCAGGATTGTATAAGGATTTTGTGCCAACAATACGAGGCACCTGGGCAGACTCAGGAACTTTAACCGCGATTAAATCACTTTACTTTGATGACTACAAATGGCTATTAAATGGCGCTGTTTATACAGCACGTTCTGAACAGTGGGACGGCGAGTGGGTAGGCTTGGTACCAATCTACACGGGGCTAACTTCTTCGGGCGAAGGGCTGAAAGTTGGTTCTGGTTTAAAGGATCGCGTTAATTATATGGACGATCAGATTGGGCGACTAAATGATTCCGTACAGCGCACCCCTGCATTGGTATTAAATTATTTAGTGAATGATGCCGACGGTGCGCCCGCAACTACACCAACGCAAAATACACGTTACGAGGTGATGGTGCAATACGACGATGCAGCCGAACAAGTTGCTTGGCACCTGCAAGAGCACAACGCAAGCGTAACCTACACAGCCGGGACTCACACAATTACAAACGGCTACGAGCTTATTATTTGCAACACTGCCGACGGCAATGTAACTGTGAACTTGCCCAACGCAACCGAGAGCAAAGGCAAAAAATACTATTTCCTAAAAAAAGCAAGTGCCCACGTTGTTACAATAAGCGGCGGGTCTTATAATATAAACGGCTCTAGTAGTACTACAATCAATCAGCAATACGGAAGCAAGACAATTATAAGCGACGGCGCCCAGTGGTATATTATTAGCAGCGTTTAATTTGTTAACGAGTCGGCGGTAGGTGTTTTGTAATTTTGGCATATGCCAGACCAGAAGATTTCGGAACTCGCCGCCATTACGACCATCGACAACGCGGCCGATGTTCTGCCAATAGTTGATACAAGCGCAACCACCACAAAGAAAGTAACGCCCACGCAGTTAAAGACTAGTTTGGCGTTGAATAATGTTGACAATACAAGCGACGCCAATAAGCCAGTGAGCTCAGCGCAGCAGACTGCTTTGGATGCTAAGCAGGCGACGTTGGTAAGTGGTACAAACATCAAGACCGTAAACAACACAAGTTTGTTGGGAAGCGGAAACATTGCCATCAGTTCAGCAGTTGCTTGGGGTGGTGTTACTGGAACTTTGTCAAACCAAACCGACCTGCAAACGGCATTGGATGGCAAGGTTGATGAGAATTCTGCCATTACTGGAGCAACCAAAACAAAGATCACCTACGATGCGAAAGGTTTGGTAACTGCTGGGGCAGATGCAACCACAGCCGACATCGCAAGTAGCACAGACAAAAGATATTTAACCGATGCCCAATTGGTAGTTGTTGGGAATACAAGCGGAACGAATACAGGTGACAACGCAACCAACTCGCAGTATAGCGGATTGGCAACAAGCAAACAGGATGCTTTGGTTTCAGGTACAAACATTAAGACCATCAACAGCACTTCGCTTTTGGGTAGTGGTAATGTCGCAGTTGAGCCAACAATTACCGCCACAACTTCAGCGGATTACTACAGAGGGGACAAAACCTTTGCAACCCTTAACAAGTCTGCGGTAGGTTTGGGCAATGTTGACAATACTTCGGATGCAAACAAACCCGTTTCAACTGCAACACAAACGGCACTTGATGCAAAGACAAACAAACTGATTACCACCAACAGACAGACCGCTTCATATACTTTGGTTTTGAGTGATGCGGACAAATTGGTTGAGATGAATGTAGGAAGTGCAAACAATCTCACAGTCCCTTTGAATAGTTCAGTTGCGTTCAGCACAGGCACACAGATTCTTTTGGCACAATATGGTGCGGGACAAACTACAATCGTTGCCACAAGTGGGGTAACAATCCGAAGCAATGGGGCAAAGTTGAAATTAAACGCCCAATATAGCGGTGCAACTTTGGTGAAGATTGCTGAAAATGAGTGGTATTTATTTGGAGATATAGCATAATGATTTTAGCAAGTCACGGAATTATCGCCTCACAGATTGCGTCGTTTGATGCGGATGCGGTTGCGTTCTTTAATCGTGTAACTACGGCAGGGGGAACATTAAGCACAACCGAAAAACAAGCGGTGAATCAGTTGGTTTTGGACTTAAAAGCCAATTCACTTTGGACACCTATGAAAGCCATTTATCCAATGGTTGGAGCAAGTGCGGCAGCGTGTGCGCAGAACTTAAAGAGCAGTTCATTTACGGGTACTTTTACAAGCACAGGTTGGACTTTTGCGAGTACGGGGGTTACGCCAAACGGTTCAAGTGCGTATATGGATACGAATCTTAACGAAAATTCACAGATGTCCTTAAACAGTTGTAATGTAGGAATATATACACCATCAAATAATCAAACTCTTTTAAACTATGATTTTGGTGTTTATAACGGCAATGATTCAATCACATCAATTTTATTTTATATAAATTTAACTTTTTTTAGAAATATGAATATTGATGGTGGGAATACTGCTCCATCAAATATTTCTGGTTTTTGGCAAAATAATAGAACCTCATCAAATGTGACTAAAACACATTTTAATAACACCATAAGAAATATAAGTAGTTTGGCAAGTGTAGCAAAAAGTAATTATAATTATTTTCTTTCAGCCTTAAATTTTGCTGGTACTAGTAATTTGTATGGAGTAAATACAATTAGTTTTGCATTTATTAGTAACGGTTTAACCGACACAGAAGCAAGTGACTTCTACACCGCAGTACAAGCGTTTCAAACCACTTTAGGTAGGGCCATCGCTCCTTGATAATATGCTTACACTGTTGTATATTTGTGTTATGGGTAATAAATGGTCAACATTGAAGCCATTGGATGCTAACTACATTGTGAGCAACTATGGCAAGAAAACCGTACAACAAATTGCAACTGATTTAAACGCAACCACAGACAGAGTTCGTAGGGTGTTAAAAATGCAAGGAATACCAATGATGGGCAAATCTGAGATGTACGCCAACATCAAACAATTAAAGTTTGATTATGAGGATGCGTTGTGTGAGGATTATAGAAATGGAGCAACTCAATTGGAATTGGTAAAAAAATATAATATAGGTGCTGAAAAAGTGATATTGCTTTTGGAACGAAATGGCATTGACCGATTAAAAGGCAAAGGCAGTGTAATGGCAAAAGTTTGGGCAGATGGGAAACGTAAGCCAAGAAATTGCAATAAGGGTGGTACACAAGACATTCACAATGCTTTGTACAATAGATGGAAAGCAAATGCCAAATCAAGAAACTATCCATTTACCGCAAGCATCAAGTACTTGCAAAGCGTTTTAGAATTACAAAATTACAAATGTGCTTTGACTGGTTCTCAATTGCTTTGCCCAAAAACATACAACGAAAAGCGTGAAATGACATCTAATCCTTATTTGGTATCTTTGGATAGGATTGATAATGATTTAGGATATGATGAAGGCAATGTACAATTTGTTTGCGTATGGGCAAACAAGGCACGAGGAACTTATGATAACGATATGTTTAAAGAAATAATCAACAACCTAAAAAGACAAGTATGATAGGTTACACACTTACACCCGAACAATACGAGCAGATTCAAGGTCAGTATATCAACCCTTATCAATTTATCAACTGCGTTCAAGATATTAACGGCGTTTGGTTCTTTTTTGGCAATGAGCAAGACAAAGAAGCGTTTGCCAATACTCAATTTATGTGGTTGTTTGATTTACCACAAGCCGAATACATTCCACCAGCACCCCCACCATTCCCAATATGACAACACCGAAAGTAAAACCCAATGCCCTTCCCGTTTCGTTTGACCAATTTCGTAAAAACCCTGTTGCTGCCGTGGCTTTTTGTATGCTTTTGGCTGTTAGTTATTTGTATATGGACTTGCGTTCGGGCTACAAGGAACAGATTGAAAAGAGTAATCAAAAAATTGATGCTTTGGATTTAAAGATTGACCGCCTCAGCTACGCGTTGAAAAAATCTGATAGCGCACTGGCTGCCGCCATTACTGAAATCCGCATAATGAATACAATGAAAAAACTATGAAGCACTTTACTTTGATTTTTGCCGCTTGTTTATTTGTTAGCATCGTTGCTGTACCTACAGAAAAAGCCAAGGCCGTGCCAGTGGATGAAGTTGAGGCAATGCTGGGAAAGATTACTAAAAATTTGCAAGCCGCATCTGTTGCAACTGCACAGGCAAAAGCAATGGGGGAGGCAATGGTTGAAAGTAAGGTAGCGGAAAAGGCTGAATTGAAGGAGGCTGTAGTTAAGGCGCAGGCCAAGGCCCAGGTGTTTGAATTGAAGGCGGAAAAATATGCCACCACAATGCGGATCATGGGCGTTGATACTGCACTAGCTGAAATGGACACGATAAGCCTCAACAATATGCTAAAACTTAACGGGTTGTAATGGCAAAGGCGAGCGCATCCGTAGGTAAATGGCAACCAAAGCCCAAGCGTAAAAACAAAGGCGTACATTCAAAAAATAATAAGCCCGCGAAAAGATACCGCGGCCAAGGACGATGAAAAAAATACTCGAAATATTTAAGGGCGATAACGGCCAACTTTCAAGCAAGCGTTTTGTAGGGATCATTGGCGCTTTTGTTCTGTTTGGAACGATGGCACACAACTCAATGAGCCCGCAGGAGATTGCACCCAGTGCGGAATTGGTGGCGGCTGTTGAATGGGTTACAATTTTAACCCTCGGCTTTACTTCTGTCGATAAGTTTAGCGGCAAAAAGGGTGAGCAAGAGTAATCTCACGATACTGCTGTTGGTCCTGCTGGTTTTTGGCGGGATGGCTTACGTGGAATTTGCGGTACCTAAGCGCGAGCGGGTAGTGCACGGCCCTGCGATACGGATCGTTGAAAAAGACCTCGATACACTCTATCAAATCCGCCTGAAATACAAAGCCCTGCACGATACACAAATTGTAATTAATCAAAAATATGATACGCTCTATATTTCTATCGCTGGTGATACTTCTTGCGGCACCACATTGCGCCTTATCGCAATGCACAGACAGCTCGACTCTATCGGCAAATAATTACTATCTGCTGAAAGGCGCTGAAGCCCGCGAGAATCTGTCGCTTTGTATTGAATATCGCAAGATTGATGCGGAGGTGATTGCGCAACAGGATAAGATCCAGGCGAAGCTACTCGATGAGCTGCAGAAGCGTGATATCAAATATAAGCGCCTTCGCCGCACAACTTATGCAATTGCAGCCGTCTTTTTATTAACTTTGATATTATGAATATAGCAGTATTAAAGGCGACCATGGCCGCCAAAAAATATGCCTTCTTTGAAGATGGCGAGTACAATTTAAATATTATCGGGATCCGTAATAGTTCCACAGGCAACAAAGTAACAAACGCATTCGACGATAAGCTTGTGGTTGCTTACAAAATACAAAACACTTGGGTAGTAAAAGAGTGGGCTGCCACAACTGACAACGGCGGCGGAACTGCTCGCCTAGTTGCAAATCAGTACCGCGGATCTCACGCCATTGGATTGCACCAGGGAAAGTATGAGGCGCTCAAACAATGCGGCCCTGTAACTGTCTACCGGGATTACACCAAAGACGGAATTTATCAAACGGATAAAACCGAGACAGGCGTTTTTGGTATCAATATACACAAGGCTGGAGTTGACAGTGCCCGGGTGGATGACTGGAGCCACGGCTGCCAAGTGTTTAAGCGTGTTGCAGATTTCAACGAGTTTATGGCACTCGCAAAAAAAGCGGCCACCATTCACGGCAACCGCTTCACTTACACTTTGCTCGAATCTAAGGATTTAGTTCAGGCGTTGGGTTAATCAATTTAGCGTTGATCGCTGCAACCCCTGCGGGCTCTTCGTGTTGTATGTCTACAACTTCCTCAACGCTGTGCATCCCCATTGTGATCTCGGGGGCGTAGAGACGGCCAAAGAAAGCGGCGGCCCTGTAGCGCATCATTAGCTCGGGCATTGTTTTCCATTTGCTGCCCGCCTTGCTCACCCAGCCTTCGGCGTTTGCCATTGCCATCGTAACGGCGGGGCCTTCTACGGTTTCGCCTGTTGCCTTTTCGGTGGCTACTGCCTTTATACCTTTGTCAAGATCACCAACAAAGCGCAGGGCGGTGAACTTCCCGCAGCCGTTAATTGCGGCGATCACAAATGTACTGGACCAACTCGGCCGCCCGTGAATGATGTGCAGATTTTGCATCACCATAAGCGGCGAGGCGCCGATGCGGTTTGCAATTTCCAAGGCCACCAAAGTATTGGCAACATTGCCCTTGTATTGTTGTGGTACCAAGTCTGAAGCGCTCAGGGCTTTTGCTTGGCGTTGGGCCAGCTCGAAGCTGCTGAGTGGCGCGGGGTTTGTTTCTGTTATTTCTGTGCTCATAAAATTACCTTAGTTACTATTTCGCTATATCCGTGCCATATGTTCGACTTCTTACAAAAGCCGTAGGTCATTAGATTTTTTTTGTATTTCTGTCTGGCTTCCTTTAGATCCTCATTGCCGATAAAATACCAACCAACAAGATAGGGTGGGTGCTTTTCAACAGCAACAAAAAAGAAACCATTGCAGGGCTTTCCTGTGGCCTCTTCTAAGCCATCGGAATAGAATGCGGCCTGCACATCGTAACGGTACTTTTTAACGCTCTGAGCGAAGCCTCTGGGGCTTGCGTCCTCTGTTGTTTTGAGGTCAATAATAACGTTGTCAGGCGTCAACCAATCGGGGCGAGCCTTGCAATCAATGTCGGTCTCTTCATCATTCCAGTAAATGGGTTGCTCAGCAATGCCATCCTTTAGAAGATACTGCGCCGTCCGATGACCGCGGACGCTTTCCATTATTCGCTCAACCATTGTGGCGCTTTCTGCATCCAGTGGAATAAGGCCCTTAGAATACTCGAGGAAGTTGGCCCAAATTTCTTTTCCTTCCTTTGTGCGTCGGTCGCAATGAGGGGCAACGGCATAGCGTTTGCCGAACTCAGCGGGCTCAAATACTGCACAATGAGCAGCGGAGCCAATGATTAGCGCAGGGGTTTCTTTTTGCGGTGAG